TTTCTGTAATCCATGCTTCATTTAAATTTTGAGTACGTTTAAAAACATACTCTAATGTTTCATCTATATTTTTATTAGTTGGCATTTTCATTGTAGCAACATGGCTAATTTCATTTTCAAATGCTTTGTGAAATATTCGTATTTTTGTCATAGTTTCCTTTGGTTGTGGGGGTTTTTACACCCCCTGTTATTTAGTCTTTATCTATTTGATTTGCTAAAACATTAACTTGAATATTTGTGCCATTATCTACACAAACAACGCCATTGTCGTAAACATCAGCAATAGTAATTTTTTGATTTAAATGTAAATTAGGATAATCATTTGTAAAAGTTGAGAAAGTACACTCATCACCCTTCTTTAATATTACATTATTTTTACTTATTGGTTTGATTGTCATAGTTTCCTGTGGTTGATTTGTTTTAAACATATCTAACAATAATCAATCAATGTGTTTAGATTATGGCATGATGTAAATTAATTTAATTATTATTAGTGTGATATAATTGCAACAGTATTAGATTGTAATGATTCTAATGTAATGAGTTGATAAGGAAAGTTTATAAAAGATCCTATTCCAATTTATAGACAGCAATTTTTTTTTCTCACGTTATAACAAGCGACAATATATTTTATAAAGCATTAACCATACTACTATTGATATTCTTTTATTATCGTTAGTAAAAAAAATATATATATATAGAGTGCAACCCTCTTTTCTACAAAATTTATACCCCCTATACCCCCTAGAACACCCGCTGTTATATATATATATATAGACCGGACTTAAGGACACCCTTACAGACACCCACACCTTTATACACACTCATCTTTTCTATTTTATTTTTTTTAAAATACACTAGATATAGTATATGGATTACTTTAGTGCAGATGATTTAGATTCAGTTGCTTACATAGAAGAAGATACAAACAATGTCATAATTAAGTTCTATGGCTTTCCCAATAAACTAGCAGCCGATCTATTTATTAGTTATGCTATGCTCAATATGGGTTTTGATTACCAACCTGTAGATGGTATGAAGTCTGACATGATACACTAGATATGGATATTAAAATACCTTACACACCAAGGAAGCATCAAGCTCACTTACATAGACAGATAGATAAACACAGATGGAATGTATTAGTATGCCATAGAAGGTTCGGAAAAACAGTATGTATGATTAATCATCTAATTAGGTCAGCACTACTGTCTAAACTTAGTAACCCTAGGTTCGCTTACATTGCACCAACCTTTAAACAAGCAAAGTCTATTGCATGGGATTACATGAAACAGTTTACTGCCAAGATACCCCACACTAAGTTTAACGAAACAGAACTGAGAGTAGATTTACCTAATGGTTCTCGTATCACCTTGCTAGGCTCAGAATCACCAGATGGGTTAAGAGGTATATATCTTGATGGCTGCGTAATTGATGAGTACGCAAATGTAAACAGTAAGCTATTTCCAGAAATAATACGACCCGCACTATCTGACAGAAAAGGTTACTGTGTTTTTATTGGAACTCCAATGGGAATGAACAATAACTTTTATGAGTTGTACCAACACGCACAAGGTGCGGAAGATTGGTTTAACTATAAAGCTAAAGCATCAGATACTAAGATTGTAGATGAAGATGAGTTGGTCAAAGCTAAAGAAGTAATGGGAGAAAAAAAATACAATCAAGAATTTGAGTGTGATTGGATTGCCAATATTGAGGGTGCTGTTTATGGAGATGTGATTGCAAAACTAGATGATGATAAACAACTTACAAGAGTTCCATACGATCCTGCCTTACCAGTATCTACAGCATGGGATCTTGGGGTCTCCGACCACAGTAGTATAATATTCTATCAGCAGATTGGAAGATCAATAAATATAATAGATTACCACGAAGAGAAAGGTCAAGGTTTACCATACTACATTAAGATGATTAATGACAAAGAGTATGTCTACAAAGATCACTTTGCACCACACGACATTGAAGTTACAGAGTTCGGCAATGGCAAAACTCGGAGAGAGGTCGCCACCCAATTAGGATTAAGGTTTAAAGTCGTTCCAAAAATTCCACTAGAAGATGGTATACACGCAACTACAATGACCTTACCTAGATGTTACATTGATACTGACCATTGCAAAAAGTTAATAGATGCGTTAAGACATTACCACAGGAAGTATATTGATAAGAATAGAATGTTTAGATCAAAGCCTGTACACGATTGGAGTTCTCATGCTTGTGATGCAATGCGTTACCTAGCAGTTGGACTACAAGAAATTAATACTAGACAAACTGCTCCACAAAGTATAGCAGATAATAGTTACAGGATTATATAATTATGAGTTTTTTGACACCAAAAATATCAATGCCACCACTACCGCCAGTTCAACCTTTGCCAGAAGCTCCATCAACTGAGGTTTCGCAAGAAGAAAAAGATAGAATTGCGGCAGATCAAAGAAAGATTGAAAGAAAAAGAAAAGGTCGTAAGTCTACAATTCTAACTTCACCACTAGGTGTAGAAGAAGAAGCAGAAACAGAAAACAAAACTTTGTTAGGATCATAATGTTTGACAAAATTAAAAAAATATTTAAAAAAAAACCAAAAGTGGAAATAGAAAAAAGAACTTACGAGAAAGCTATAGATCATAGTAATGACATTACTTTTGAAAATGAAGTTAAAGTAAAACAAACTAAAGAAACAAAATCATCATTAACATTTGGAGAATAATATGGGAGGAGCAGTAGCAAGAGTATTTAGACCATCACCACCACCTGCACCAGCACCTATAGCTGTCGCACCAACAGTAGCAGAAGTTTCACAATCACAAGCAACTTCTATGGATGGTTATGATGCAAGAAAAACAAAATCTAAAGGTAGATCATCTACAATTATAACAAGTGCCAAAGGTGTAGAAGATGATACATTAACATTAGGTAAGAAAAGTTTGTTAGGTAAATAATGGCATTAACAGATAGACAAAAAACAACTTTAAAAAAACATAGTATTCATCATTCTACAAAACATATGAAAGATATGAAAGTAGCAATGAACAAAGGAATGAGTTTTACAAAAGCACATAAAATTGCACTTAAAAAAAAAGGTAAGTAATGGCAAAAACAGATTTAACAAAAAATTTATTATCTAGGTACAATAGACTAGAAGGTCAAAGACAAAACTGGGAAACGCATTGGCAAGAAGTTGCAGATTATATGCAACCAAGAAAAGCAGATGTAACTAAAAAAAGAGCTAGAGGTGATAAGAGAATGGAACAAGTTTTTGATTCATCACCTATACAAGCAGTAGAATTATTAGCATCATCATTACATGGTATGTTGACTAACCCAGCAACACCTTGGTTTGCATTAAAATTTAAAGATGAAGATATTGATAATGAAGATGAAGCAAAACTTTGGTTACAATCAGCAACAGATGCAATGTACACAGCATTTAATAGATCAAACTTTCAACAAGAAATATTTGAATTGTACCATGACTTAATTACATTTGGTACAGCAGCAATGTTTATTGAAGAAGATGATGATGACATTATAAAATTTTCAACAAGACATATCAACGAAGTATTTATTGCAGAGAATGACAAAGGCAGAATAGATACAATCTTTAGAAGATTTAATATAAGTGCTAGAGCCGCAGTACAAAAGTTTGGTGATACAACATCATTAGATATTAAGGGTATATTTAAAAAAGATCCATATCAAGAAGTAGAAATACTACACGCAGTTTATCCAAGATCAGATTTTAATCCTAAGAAAAAAGATAAAGGTAATATGCCATTTGAATCTGTTTACTTAGAATATAAAAATGGTAATGAATTATCTGTTGGTGGATTTAAAGAGTTCCCTTTCGTAGTACCTAGATATTTAAAAGCATCAAATGAAATTTATGGAAGAAGTCCAGCAATGACAGCATTGCCAGATGTTAAGATGTTAAATGAAATGTCTAAGACTACAATCAAAGCTGCACAAAAACAAGTTGACCCACCACTATTAGTTCCGGATGATGGCTTCTTACTTCCTGTAAGAACTGTACCGGGTGGACTAAACTTTTATAGAAGTGGTACAAGAGATAGAATTGAACCATTAAACATTGGTGCAAACAATCCATTAGGTTTAAATATGGAAGAGCAAAGAAGAAACAGTATTAGAGCTGCATTTTATGTTAATCAACTTATGATGCAAGATGGTCCTCAAATGACCGCAACAGAAGTTATCCAAAGAAACGAAGAGAAGATGAGACTACTTGGTCCAGTATTAGGTAGACTACAATCAGAATTATTAAAACCATTAATTGATAGAGTGTTTGCAATATTACTTCGTAACAATATGTTACCACAAGCTCCAGAGTTTTTATCTGGTAGAGACATAGAAATAGAATATGTTTCTCCTCTAGCTAAAGCACAAAAATCTTCTGAGCTACAATCTATTATGAGAGCTATAGAAATATTAGGTAGTCTTGCAAATGTTGCACCAGTATTTGATTATATTAACTTTGATAATCTTGTTAAACACTTAGCAGAAATTGTAGGTGTGCCACAAAAAATATTAAAATCACAAAACCAAGTAAACGCAGAAAGAGAACAAGCAGCAGCACAAGCTGCAGAACAACAACAAATGGCACAGATGCAACAAGTTGCACAAGCCGGAGGAGATATAGCACCACTAGCAAAAGCATTGCCGGAAGAAGCAAAGGCTTTAATTAATTCAGAAGTGGAATAATATGACACAAGATAAACAACTAGAAAAATTTATATCAGCATTAAAAAAAAATTACGAATACATATTCAATACAGATGAAGGTAAAGAAATTTTATCTGACCTTGAAAAAAGATGTCATTATCATTCTACCACTAATGTAAAAGGTGATAGCCATGAAAGTGCATACATGGAAGGACAACGTAGTGTCATTCTATTTATTAAATCAATGCTACGAAAAGATAAGGAAAAATAAAAATGTCAAGCGAACAGATAACACAGGAAACTGTGCCTGTAGAACAAGCGACTACAGAAACAGCACAACCAACAACTCCAGTAGCAACACCTGCTGCACAACCAACATCATCTTGGAAAGATTCTATTAGTGAAGATTTTAGAAATGATCCTAGTATAGAAAAGTTTACAGAAATAGATGCGTTAGCAAAAAGTTATATCAACGCAACTAAAATGATTGGTCAAGATAAAATAGTTATACCAACAAAAAATTCTGGACAAGAAGCATGGGATGAAGCCTACGCAAAATTAGGTAGACCAGAATCTCCAGAGAAATATACTTTTGATGTTAAGTCAGATGTAGTTAATATGGATGAAGGTGCTATTAAATCTTTTGCAGAACAATCTCATAAACTTGGTTTAAATAATAAACAGGCAGAAGGTATATTAGATTTTTATAAAAATAATATGGAAGGTACTGCACAACAAGCAAAGATAGATACTGAAACTGCTCAATCTCAAGCTGAACAAGAGTTAAGACAAGAATGGGGTAGAGACTTTGATGGTAAAGTTAAACAAGCTGGTGCATTAGCTAAAGCTAATATTAATCCAGAAGTATTAGATATGACTTTATCAAATGGTACAAGGCTTGGAGACCATCCAGAAATAATAAAAGGCTTTGCAAAAATAGCAAACATGATGTCAGAAGATAAAATTGTTGCAACTGAAAGTGAAAACGTAAATACAGTTGCTGACATTGAAACTGAAATATCAGCTATTACTAATGATACTGATGGACCTTATTGGAATAAGCAACATCCAGATCACGATAAAGTGGTACAACAAGTTTATACATTAAGAGAAATGCTAAATGCTGATCAATAATCTTAATGATAGAGAAATTCGGTTAGAAATATTGCGGTTAGTTAAAGAGACAGGATCTGAGGTTCAGAAAAATGATCCCTTGCTAATCGCTGAAAAATATTATAATTGGATAGTAGGTAAGAAAATTCGTAAGAACCTTACTGACAAGAAGGAATAGACTTCTGCTCTAAAAGAGTTTAAATCCAAGAATAGCCTACTCATGTGAGTAGATAACCTTTCTGATTTTTATAATAATAATAATAATAATGGAGAGACAATTATGTCATCACAAATAACTACAGCATTTGTACAGCAGTATTCTGCTAACATACAAATGTTATCTCAACAAATGGGATCATTATTAAGAGACAAAGTCAGACAGGAAAGTGTTGTTGGAAAAAATGCTTTCTTTGATCAAGTGGGTTCGGTAACTGCTCAGTTAAAAACTAGCAGACACGCAGATACTCCGCAAATAGATACACCTCACTCAAGAAGAAGATTATCTCTTTCGGACTACGAGTATGCTGATCTTATTGATCAACAAGACAAAGTACGTCTTTTAATAGACCCTACGTCATCTTACGCACAAGCCGCTGCTTTCGCAATGGGGAGAGCAATGGATGATGTTATTATCGCTGCCGCAACTGGAACCGCCTTTACTGGTGAAACTGGTGCTGGTAGTGAAAATGCTCAAACTGCAATAGCAGCTGGTGGAGCTGGTTTAACAATAGCAAAATTAAGAACTGCAAAACAGACTTTTGATTTAGCTGATGTTGATCCTTCTATCGCTAGAAATATTGTTGTAGGACCTGAGCAAATCGCAAACCTTTTAGGAACAACTGAAGTAACTTCATCTGATTTCAATACTGTAAAAGCATTGGCAAATGGCGAAGTAAATTCGTTCCTTGGTTTTAACTTTACTGTATCAAATAGACTTGCAAAATCAGGTAACGACAGAACTTGTATTGCATTTGCACAAGATGGTATCACTCTAGGAATTGGTAAAGATGTTAATGCTAGAATAGACGAGAGAGCAGACAAGTCGTATGCTACTCAAGTTTATTATTGCATGAGCATTGGTGCTACTAGAATGGAACAAGCAAAAGTTCTTGGTATAATCTGTCAAGAAGCATAATAGGAGGATATATATATGGCTAATTCAACACAATTCGCAAAGACATTAGATACACCTTCTGTTAAATTAGATACTAACGAACTACATGGTAGAGTAAGAGTAGCTTACGCAGATTTTACTGCGGCAGGTGCTCAAGAAACTATCAGTATGTTTAAGTTACCTAATGGAGCTAGAATAATTGGTGGAAGAGTAAATCACGCAGCTCTTGGTTCAAGTACAACTCTGTCAGTAGGTCATGCAGCATACGATAATGCAGCAGGAACTACTGTAGCAGCAGATGTAGATGAATACAAAGCAGCAGCAGCTTCAACATCAGTTTCAGCTTTTAACGTTGTAGCTACAAAAGCATTGGGTGAAAACTCAATCGTAGATGCACCAGATGGTTTAGTTGTTACTGCAACTACTGCTGGAGCGAATGCTACTGGACTTATTGAAGTTCAGATGACATACGTTCTAGACTAATAAATAAAATTTTAGGGGGTGGAAGCGAGAGTGGAAACCCCCTAGAGTGCATGAAAAAGATACAAGATTTAAAACCTGTATTACATTTTAAAAAAAATAATTATGTTTATAGGTATGTGTTAGTAGATAGGTTTCAAAACGATTCTAAAAATCATTATGGCTTTGATACTAAACAAGAAAAGACAACAGAAGAAATATTTTCGTTAAAAAAAGATAGACAAATCAGACGTAAATATATTATAAGGAAGTAGTATGGCATCAATAGTAGGAATATGTAATGGAGCATTAAATCAACTAGGAGCTACAACTATACTTTCACTTTCAGAAGATTCAAAAAATGCTAGACTTTGTAACTCAAGATATACTCAAGTAAGAGATGCTTTGTTTAGAACTCATCCTTGGAACTGTTTACAAAAAAGATTACAGATTGCAGCAGATGCTACAGCTCCGGCATGGGGTTTTAAATTTGCTTATACATTACCAGCGGATTGTTTAAGACTACTTAAAATATTAGACTATGATTCTAATTATAAAGTAGAAGGTAGAAAAGTTTTAAGCAACACAGAAACTATGAAAATATTATATGTTGCTAGAGTTACTGATCCAAATGAATATGATGAATTATTAAGAGAAACATTATCTGCATCTTTAAGTGCTGATATTGCTTTTGCAGTTACATCTAATAATACTACATCTCAAAATATGTATCAACTATATCAAGAAAAATTAAGAGATGCTAGATTTGTAGATTCAACTGAAGGTCAAAATGTTGATCAAGATTTAGGCATGGCAGATGTTATAGACGCAGGTACATTTATTAATTCAAGGTTTTAAACCATGGCTAGAGTTGCAGTTGAATTAACAAACTTCACAGGTGGTGAGCTATCGCCAAGATTAGATGGTAGAACAGACTTAACTAAATATACATCTGGTTGTGCAACATTAGAAAACTTAATAGTATATCCACATGGTGCAGCAGCTCGTAGACCCGGTTCTACATTTTTAGCAGAAGTTGCTAATAGTGCAAACAAAACAAGATTAATACCTTTTGAATTTTCTACAACACAAACTTATATGTTGGAATTTTCTAATTTAAAAATGAGAGTATTTAAAGATAGTGGTTCTGTACTAGAGGGAAACAAAACTATATCTGGAATTACTAAAGCTAATCCTGCTGTAGTAACTGCTAATAGTCATGGCTATGAAAATGGTGATGAAGTAGTAATTAGTAGTGTTGCAGGTATGACACAAGTTAATGGTAAAAGATTTTTAGTTAAAGGTAAATCAAGTAACGCATTTCAACTAACAGATAAAGAAGGAGCTAATGTTAATAGTTCTGGATTTACTACTTATACTTCTGGTGGTGTAGCTAATAAAGTTTTTGAGATAACAACACCTTATACTACTGCACAACTTTTTGATATTAAATTTGCACAAAGTGCTGATGTTATGTATATTACACACCCTGCACATGAGGTAGAAAAACTATCTCGTACTGGTCATACTGCTTGGACACTTACAGATGTAGATTTTACTAAAGGACCAATGCAAGATGCTAACACAACAGAGACAACTTTAAATCCCGGTCAAGCATCAGTAGGTACAAGTATAGCTTTAGTTGCTTCTGCTATTACTGGTATCAATGGTGGTAGTGGTTTTCTTGCAACAGACGTTGGAAGATTTGTTTTTTTAAGTGATGGTTATGCAAAGATAACAGCTGTTACAAATACTACTAATGCAGTTATGACAATCATTACAGCTTTAGATAATGCAAATGCTACAGCTAATTGGCAACTAGGAGCTTTCTCTGACACTACAGGTCATCCTTCTTGCGTAACTTTTTTTGAACAACGATTAGTATTTGCCGGAACAACTAACCAACCACAAACAATATTTTTTTCAAGATCAGGTGATTATGAAAACATGGATGCAAACATTGACGGTACAATAGCTGATGATGATGCAATCATTTATACAATCGCATCTAACCAAGTTAATGCTATTAGATTTATGACAGCAACAAGAACTTTAATTATAGGTACAGCAGGTGGTGAATTTACTGTATCTGGTGGTGGTACAGATAGTGCAGTTACACCTACAAACATATTAATTAAAAAACAATCTAATCATGGTGCAGCTAATGTAGATGCTATAGCTGTAGGTAACGCAACATTATTTTTACAAAGAGCTAAAAGAAAAATTAGAGAACTAGCTTATAACTTTGATGTAGATGGTTACATTGCTCCCGATATGACTATTCTTGCCGAACACGTTACTGAAGGAGGTTTAACACAAATTGCATATCAACAAGAACCCAATCAAATTATTTATGCTGTAAGAGGAGATGGTGAACTTGCAGGATTAACTTATCAAAGAGAACAACAAGTAACTGCTTGGCATAGACATATTTTTGGTGGAAGATTTGGTATAGCAACAATTACAGTTTCTGATTATGCAAACATTACAACTGGTACTAAATTAACTTTAACAAAATCTGATGGTACAATCGTTAATTTTAATTCTACTACTGGAACTGCAGGAACAAATCAATTTAAAACTCAGACTAACAATGATACAACAGCAACTAATTTAAAAAATTCAATTAATGCTAATGCTAATTTTACTGCAACAGTAAGTTCTGCGGTTGTAACAATTATTGAAACTGCACATGAAGCAACAGGATATTTAACTATTAAAAGTTTTGACAGTACAAGATTAACAGCAACTAGCGAAGGTAAGTCAGTTGTGGAAAGTGTAGCAGTAATTCCAACTGATGATACAGAATATCAAGTGTATGTTATTATTAAAAGAACAATTAATAGTATTACTAAAAGATATGTAGAATACTTAAATGTATTAGACTTTGATGAAAAAGATAACACTACATTTAATTTTTTAGATAGTGCATTAAGTTATAGTGGTGCAGCTGTAACTACTTTATCTGGTTTAGATCACCTTGAGGGACAAGTTGTTTCTATATTAACAGATGGTGCAACACACCCAAATAAAACTGTATCTGCTGGAGCAATATCTTTAGATCGTTCTGCAAAAAGTGTTAAGATAGGTTTAGCTTATACATCATTACTAAAAACTATGAGATTAAATGCTGGATCACAAAATGGTACATCACAAGGTAAAACAAAAAGAATATATGATATTACAGTTAGAATGTTTGAAACAATAGGTGTAGAAGTTGGACCAGACTTAACTAATCTTGAAAGAATACCATTTAGAAGTTCTACTGATTTAATGGATGAAGGTATACCACCATTTACAGGAGATAAGGAAGTAGAGTTTAGAGGCAATTATGAAACAGATGGTTTTATCTTTGTTAGACAAACTCAACCTTTACCTTTTACAATTTTATCGTTATACCCAAGATTAACTACAAATGATGGATAATATGTTATATATAGTACCTTACAAAAAAGAACATGGACAGATTATATTATCATATCAGATGAACCATAAAATATTAGAAGCAGACAGACATTATATTAATGTTGAAGGTGATGCTAAAAATTTAGAACAAGATCATTTAGCTTTTACAGGAATGGTAAATAATAAACCAATCTTTGCTGCAGGTATGAAAATGATTTGGGGTCAAGTAGCAGAAGGTTGGGTTATAGCATCAAATGATATGTGGAAATATCCTTTAGGTGTAGCTAAAGCAATTAAAAAAGATTTTGCTAGAGTTGCTAAAGAACATAATATAAAAAGAGTTCAAACTGCAATCAGAAAAGATTTTACTCAAGGTCAAAGATTTGCAGAGTGGCTAGGTTTAGAAAACGAAGGTTTAATGAAACATTATGGTTTTGATGGCACAGATCAATATAGATATGCGAGGATTTTTTAATGAGTTTTGTATTTGATATTGCAGCAGCAGGACAACAATCTGCACTTGGTAAATATAATCAACAAGTTGCTAATAGAAATGCTCTTGTAAAAGAACAAGAAGCTGAAGCAATAAAAAAACAAACTGAATTTGATATTGCTAAATTTGATCAACAATTTGAACAACTAACAGGAACAACAAAAGTAGCTACATTAAAATCTGGTGCAGAATTATCTGGAACTGCTTTAAATATTTTAAGATATAATGCTGAACAAGCAGAAGTACAAAAAGATGTAATGGATTATAATTCTAAAGTTGCTCAATCACAAAAAATGGAAGAAGCAAACTTTGCAAGAATACAAGGATCTATTGCAAAACGATCTGGTCAAATTGCTGCACTTGGTTCTTATGCTAGAGCTGGACAAAGTTTATTAAGAATAGGTGATGTTACAGGAATAATTTAATGAGAGATTATAAATCAGAATATGCTAATTATCACTCTACAACAAAGCAAAAAAAAAATAGAGCTGGAAGAAATGGTGCAAGAAGAATTATGAAAAAAAAATATGGTAATAGTATATTAGGTAGAGATGTAGATCATAAAGATAGAAATCCAACAAATAATAGTAAAAGTAATTTAAGACTACAATCTAAATCCTCTAACAGATCAAGGAATAAATAATGATACATAAATTTATAATAATTTTTTTTTTTGGAGTTTTTCAGTAATGCCTAAAATACCTACATTTACATCCGAAGCTAGACCTACAGCACAAGCTGCTAGTGTTGTTTCTAATATAAAAGTAAATGTAAATGAAACTGTAGCAGGAGCATTAAGACCATTAGGTAAAGCTGCTGAAGATTATTATGTAAAAGAAAAACAAATTGAAGCTAAAGTACAAGCTGGTGAATTAACTGCAAATGCAACTGTTGAAGTTTTTAATGCAGCTTCAGAAGCAGAATTAAAAAATACACCACAAGAAGGTATAGATTATTTTAATCAAAAATTTGAATCTATACAAAATAAATACAAATCAAAAGCACCTAATAGAAATGCAGGTGATCTTTTTAATATTAATTTTTCTCAAAACAAAAGTGTCTATGTTAATAATATTTTAAAAAAAACAAGAACTAATTTAGTTACTACTAGAGTTAATCAAGTAGATCAAAGAGTTAAATCAAGAATAGCAGCTGCTATTGCTTCTGAAAGTCAATTTGAATTTGATATTTTAGCTAAATCTGTAGAAGAAGATTATCAAGGTTTAGTTAATGATGGAATTATTGGTAAAAAGGATCTTGAAATTTACAGACAAAAATTACCAGCTCTTATTGAAACACAAATGGTTAAGCATAAAGCTATTAATAATGCTTTTGGAGCATTAGTTTTATTAGATGACAATAAAAATTATCCAAATATTAAAGGAGATGAAAGAGAAAAATTAAGAACAGAGTTAAGACAAATAGCAACTTTTCAAGGTAAAGTTGTAGATTTTGCAACTAATAAAAGATTATTAGAATCTAAAAAGAAAGTTGCGGCTGCGTTAGCTGGTGATGAAGCTGATAAATTTTTTGGAATAAATCCAGATGAAATTGATCAATATTACACAGGAAATGAAGAATATGACAATCAAATTAATAATTTAAACAATAAAATTATTAATAACGAAATAAGTTTAGATAACAATTATTTAACAAATGATAAAATTATTAATAAAATTTTAAATAATGAAATAAAAAATTCATATGAAAAATTTAAATTAACAGGAGAAACAGAAGCTAAAAGTATTACAGAAAGAATAGGTGATGGTTCTGTTAATTTAGATGATGATAATTTTTTTAATAATATTTTTGAATCACAACAAAACCCAGAACTAAATAAAACTAATAAAGAATTTTTTGGTTTTATAGATAAAGTAGTACCTTTAATAGAAGGATCAACAAGCTCTAAATATTTTGATAATAATTATAACAATAGATTAAGTTCTTTTAGACAAGATATGTATGGTAGATTTGTTGAAGGATTAAAACAAAATATACCAGTAGCAAAATTATTAGATTCATTATCTGATAATTATATTGCTAAAGATATATTAGATTATGCTCCAACTAAATCAAATGTAAGAGATGCTCTTTCAATTTTTGCTCAAGAACAAGAACCAGTATTAACTGAAGGTAAAACTAAAAGAATTGATGGAGAAACACCAAGCGAATATTTAAAAAGAATAGAAACAATTAATATAGATGATTCTAGTTCTAGTTTAGATGTAGATAAAAATGTACAACAAGTAGGATTTGTAGGAGATTTGTTTTTAGGTAAAGATAGATTTTTAATTGGTAATTGGAATAAAAATTATCAAACTGATAATACTACAAAAAATTCTTTAAAAGCAAGAGAAAGATTAAATCGTATGAATGAACCAGATTATAAAGTTCCAAATGATGCAGTATCTGCAATAGAAAATGCTGCAACAAATTTTGAAGATGATGGTGGTTTTTCAAAAGAATATTTAATAGATGCTTTAACTAAAATTGGTCAAATAGAAACACAGTATGAAACAAAAATACAAAGAGGAAATAATCCAGAAATAGAAAACTTTTATGCAAGATCTTATTGGCAAATAGAAGTAGATACTGCAAAAGATTTATTAGAAAATTCTGCTCCTATATTTGGAAAAAATTTTGAATCTACTTTTTCTAAATATGCAAAAGATGGTAAAACAGCAAGAGAAAGTTTATTGAATTTAAGTGATAAAGATTTAGTTAATTTATTAGAAAAAGATGACACATTAGCAGCAAACATTGCAGCATCATTAATAGTAACTAGATTTGACACAGAAATAGCATGAACCTAAATGAACAATCAACATTATTACAAGAGGGTGGATTTAGCCAAAAAGAAATAACAGGATGGAAACAAGATAAAATTAAACTACTTCAGCAAGGTGGTTTTACTACTCAAGAAATTTCTGATGAGTTTAAATTTGAACCAGATACTAAAGTTATTAAAGATTATGTTAATAAAATAACTAAAGATTATTTAGCACAAGACATAGTTATTCCAGAAGATGAAATGCTATACCAATCAAATTTAAATAGAGGTAAGCCAGTTAAACAAGCT